GGCATTCATCAGAACAAACATATTTACTTCCTTATCAACCTTAGAACCATTATACTATTTCAATAGAAGAAAGGCAATGGCTATAAACTATTACAAATCAATGACTTAGCAAATCTCTTCTGCTTCAGTCGAAAACGTATAATCCGTCTGACCGAAGTATCCCTCTTCTCCAGACTTCTCATATATCACGCTCAGAACGTCACCGCAGAGCAGGTACGTGACTTCACCCTCACCATACGCTATGAGCGTTCCTGGTTCCGCTCCCGCAAAACACATCCACTCCTCTTTATCAAGAGGACGGAATCCCATCGTAGCGATTTGAGTCAGACTAAGCATTTTCTTTCCTTTTCTTCACCCTACCATTACATTCTACTAAAAGTTGAAAGAAAGAGAAAGGATTAAAACATATGTTTAATCAATTACTTACAATTAGATCTAATCTACGTCAATTTGGGATAGATTGGGATCGGAATAGGCATGTAAAAGCATCAATTGCCTGATCGACTTCGTAAAACACGAGAATTCGCTCTAAACGGGCTTGGGGTATAGTAGGGTAGAGGGTAGGAAATGAATCGCTCTCGCACCGTTATACGAGGTCGGTGTAAGTCATTGATTTCTAATGATTTATGACTCTTGCTCTTTTCGGAGTCTTAACGTATAATGGTTCTATCGAATAGAGAGGGATGGACGGCGAGAATACCCGTCTTATATAAAAATCAATGACTTACGTGCTCTTTTGTAAGTCATTGAAATAGAAAGAAAAACAGAGCTTTACTTCTTTTGTTGAAATAGGCTAGACTAGAAGATCATCCACTGACAAGATTCATCTTCGGCTTGCGTCTACTGCTAGTTCCAGCGAGAGACCAACGAATTGCCTTATAATCCTGCGTGATAATATTCCCGCACGTTGGCACTAGTTTAGGTGTGTGATAATCAGCAGCGGCTAGAATATCCCCCAAATAGAATATCTTCGTATTCCCTGCTCCATCCTTTAATTCATGTTGTTCTTTTACAACAAAGGAATGGACTTTCTTCGCACCAAAGGAAACAGTCGTGACTTTGGTGTATAAGATCATATCTTCAAATAATACATCAAAAGATTGATTATAATTGGCTGTTTGCGACTCAGCATAGTTTTTCTTCAAATAATCAGAATATGCTTCGAGTGCTTGATTATAATCCATCATTTCTCTCTTTTGTTATTGTTCTGTTTTATTTAGCAAATCCTTTGCTTTTCTTCTTGGTTTCCTTCCGAGTTTCCAGCCATCGAGAATCGGATCAGTTTTGGCAATTTGCTTTTCTTCTCTCCCATCATTGATCCATCGCAGATTTGCACGATTAATGCTCAATAATTCTCTTGTTTCTTTTGAGATTTCTTTTCCATATCGTGGATTGTTTTCTTTTCGTTTTGCATCACTCATCTTTCGTTTCGTTTCTTCGGATCGAACCACTCCGAGTGAGTTTTGTTTTCCCAGCATGCTTTCGGAATTTCCATGACGATACGTCTTTTCGGAAGAAAAACGAGCGAGTGCACGATTCGCTTCCTCTAATGTCGGAAATGCATGGATTACTTCCATTCTAAAATTGTTTCTTCCATATCTTTGCAAATCTTCGAGCAGTTCACGATTATTTCCGATAAATGGATCTTTTGAATCCGCTGTTCCGAAAAACAAATCATCCGACGCATAAACACCGAAGTGAACTCTCTTGTTCACCAAACACGTCGTTTTATATAAAAAATGAAATCTTACCATTACTTTCTTTTGAGTTGATTGTTTCTTTAATTCTTGAGATCTTTTAGAGAGTTTGCTTTTGTTTTGTCTTCTCTCACCTCTAGGAATACAGGAAGAAAGAGAGAATAATTGCCATTGGTGTCTTGTATTAGATCATTATATTTAACCGTGATGATCTTTTCTACCACATCTTTCTTTTTGATCTTTGTTCGATCGGAATCCGTGAAGCCTGTGCCAACTGAAACATTGATTTTTGAATCGGAAGAGATTAAAACAAGACTGCCAAGCATTCCTTTGTATTTGCCTGTTCCTGGAATGTAATCGACGCAGAGCAGATCTGCTTCTTTCTCTCCCTTGTATTTGATCTGATGTTTTGCTCTTTTGTTTTCCCAGATGCCTTTCGGATCTTTTAGAATGATTCCTTCTTGTCCTTGAGAATAATACTTCTCGAATGCGCTCTTGGCTTCGAATTCATTGTTGACAATGTCTGTTTGAACAATCGAAACCCAATGTTTGTTGTTCTCTCCGAGATGATCTATTGCAGTGACAAGAGTGACGAGTCGATCCTGATATTCAACATTGCATTCTTCATTTGAGAAGTATTTGAAAGGAATTACATCCCAAAGAACAGCACGAATGTTTGCGCTTTCTTTCTCACTGATTGTTCCCTTGACTGCTTTGTTTAGAATTCCATTGCCTTCTTGTCGATTTAGAATCTTGCCTATTTCATCAACAACAAGCAATTCACCATCGAAAACGACTCGAGCCATTCCAATGTTCTTTGCCATCTCAAGAAAAACAGGAGAAAGAAGATCGGATTTGATGTTGATCAATTTCCCATTTCGAGAACGAAATTCAACTGTTTGCGTGTTTGCATTGACAAGAGCATTAAAGCGCATTCCATCGCTCTTGATTTGCACGAGAGCAGGAAAATTAATCCTCTTGACCAATTTCTCATCATATGCCGATGCAAGCATGCAGGGATAGGTGGGAATGAGTTTTGAATGAATCTTGTTGACTGTTGATTCTGAAACACCACAACGCAGATCCTTTAGAATCACGCGCTCTAACACAAGAGCATCTTTTTCATCAAGACGAGAGAGAAGCTCATTTCGGAGATAGTCAATCGCAGCATGCCCTGTTATTTCTCGATTAGAGATCTTATCCAGACAAGACAACGCATAACCCAAAGAAATCGTTCTTGTCGGAGTATAATCCGGAATCTTTCGAATGTAATAGTTCTTGAATGGATTGAGAGCGTATTCAAGAACACTTGTAAGAACGATGTTGTCTTTGTTTTTGATTAGAATGTTCTCTTTCTCTTTTCGAGAAGAGGTTGAAGAAAGTTGATCTAGAATCGAAAAGACAGAATCACTCATCATTTCCACCGCGTCCAATTTCAATGAATCGTCCAATAAAGATCCCTAAAACAAGAGAGATCGCCACGTAAGCGAGAGCAAGCCCAAGATAGATCATGATGTTATTCTCGTTTGGAAGAAGAATGTGAACTCTTGAAAAGACAAGCGCAAAGGAAATTCAATGCCAATGCTTGACTGAAAGAGATCAGTTTGAGACCAAAAAGATCAGGCATGACATAATTCCACAACCACATGATTGGAAGTGCTCCAATCACAGCAATGATTGCAAAAAGAGCAATTGCTAACAAGAACGTATTGAGTGCAGCAAAAATCTTTTCCATTATGGAATCTCCCAGTCTAATTATCTATTAATTTAACAATTTTCTTTTCCAGAGTCTTGAGTTGATCTATGATGGGATCAACAAATTCCTCATCAAAAAGACTAGAAATTTCGTTATCACGCTCACGATTGGCAATCACAATCGTGACACAATTGTATAGATCATTTAATTCAGATCTTGAAAACATCTTAGACATAATTAGGATCCCTCAAAGAGTCAATGACTCCGTATCCCAATTCAATCATGCGTTCCTCAACATGATTGGGATTCGCTCCCTTCAGTTCAGATGGCTCAAAGGCAGCAATTGCCCAGCCAAGATTCTGCAAATAAAGAATGCCTTTAAATGCCTCGAGCACTCTGACGTCCTCTGCTGTCATAATCTTATCCATATTACACTCCCTGTTTTAGACAGGTCGCTTTCGCAAGCAACCGCCAGTTATTCGGATCAATTCGCATCAGTGATGCCAACTTCAGAACCATGCGCAATGAGAGTTCACGCAACTTTTCTTTGTTTTCGACAACATATGCAAGAATGGTGGCTTCTTCGGCAGCAGTATAACCTGCTTCACGGAGCATGCCACAGTCACGCACGACCTGTTTGATTCGCACGACATAGTCGTCGACCGTTTTCATTGCGAGATCAAGATAGTGTGAGCGTGACACCAGTGCTTCGAAGTGGGGTGCGTTCTTGGAACCACGCGCAATCATTTCTTCAAAATCGAGATTGGTGATGAAGATGATCGTGCCCTCAAACTCAAAGGAACGAGGCAGACGCTCACCGTCTTCGTCTTCCATCTTCGACTCAGCGAGATAAGACAACACACGCTTCTTTGACGTGTCGCACGCTTTCTTCAGAAGATTCAGTGAGACTTCGTCATTGAAGATAGAATCGGCATCGTCAAACACAAGAACAGAATTCTTATGACGAAACTCATAGAGTGCCTTGTATAGACCAGTCGGGCGCACATAGCCAGAGATCATGTTGTAGTAGCACTTTGCACGATTCGCCTCAAGAATCTTGAGGACACCATGTGACTTGCCGACACCTGCAGGACCAGAAACAACAACTGCTTTGGTTATGCCATTGACGGAAGCCTGAGTCATCGTATCGAGCGCAGCAAATCGCTCACGCAACTTCTGCTCGATCTCCGCTTCAGTCTCTTTCTTAATGGGAAGAATCGTCTTGACGACATTAAGATTCTTAACAACTCCAGCACGACGATTGCGCGTCATGCGGAAACCCGCTTTCGGAACACCACGAGGCATAAAATTCCTTTAATATCCAACCTACAAGAACAATTCTACTCTTATCTTCTTAAGAAGACAACTAAGAAAACTGTAATAGAATCAATAACTTACCTGTTGGGTGGAGGGATGCTAATACCTTTCCAGGGATTCTCTTGAGGTTCATCATTTCCTCGAGGACCTCCAACTCCAAAATCCCTTTTGATTTGCCAAATAGCAAAGTCTAAATCACCATCAGAATTTTCCATATTCTTTAGACATTCTTTCACAATCAACTCGGCAAACTTTTCCATTTGGCGACTGCCCACATACCAGTGATATTTGTCGTCCCAACCAAATCCAACTTGTTCAGCAAATTCTTTAATTCTGTCGTTCATTCTTCAATCCTCCCAATGACGAGTGTCATAAAAAGTGAAATCAAAAGTGTATCCAAACAGATCAATACTAAACTGAAAGCCAGCATGATCAACTGCTGTCGGTGCGATTGTAAAGCATAAACCAATCAGTCCGTTTGTTCGGCAAAACTCTAGTTCTAGATTCTTATTCTCAGATAAGATCCATGTTCTATTCCAAAGATTCTTAAATCTTTTCTTCCAAAAAGGATTGTAGATAGATGCATTAAAAATGATCATGTTTCCTCCAACACACTCTTAAGATGTTTACAATTCCCATGAAACTGAAAGCCTGTGCAAGTGCAGGTCTTGGCTTCTGGATCAACATGATACACATTACCTTTACTGCCTTCTACTCGAATTAGGTTAGATTCTATCTTCTTCTTAAATGGATTCTTCTTGAGTTCAATGAACTTGCGCCGAGCACGATCAATTCGTAGTGGATGATTAAGATAGATCGGAGTCTTCTCGCCATTCTTAATATAGGCAATCGCCTTAGAACCATCAAACAGATATGTATGGTTGTAGGCAGGATTCCAATCAGTCACTTCTTGCATTGCGATCATCCGAATGATCTCCTTGCGTCAGTTTCGTTGTCATAAAACCTACAGCCCCAGTAAGTTAGAGTCTTGGCGTTGAAATATCCAGGTTCACCCTTTTCCTTGTTCCACGCTGCGCAGGCTTCTGCAAAACTCTCTGCTTCGTACTCTCCGCAAAATTCTGCCTCGGAGGAATCGCCTGTTGCAGAGTGACCTTCCATCCAAACTTCATACTGTTTCATTCTTCAATCCTTCGAACCTGCCAACCGTGACTAACACCTTTAGTGCTATCGTCGTACTCTAGTTCTAAATTGCCCCAAAAAGTTTCGTTCATATCGTAGTGTAGAATTTGACGAATAACGGTTGCTTGCATTTTTACAGGCATGACAAACACTCTATCACCCTGACGAAATTTTGGAGGATTACCTTCACTGTCTAATCGACTCATTCTTTATACCAAACCAAAACATCTGCTTTTCCAGAAAATACCAACCAAGCATAAGTAATCCGTTTCCAGATATTCAAGCCAGACCAACTGATTGGTCGTGCCAGTGTGTAAATATGTCCATCAACTGATTTAGATACATCATATGTTTTTATTTCGTCAGCCGAAAATACTATCGGGGTTCTCATTCTTCAACTCCTTCAATAGGAACAACCACAGTCTTGAATTTTTTGGAGCAATCATAGCATAATACTGCCCAATCACCAAGATAGTCAAGTCTCAGTCCGTATTTTTC